GAAGGCATCAGACAGGTGTGTTGCATGTTCTTGAGGGATGACCTTTGATCGTTCAGAAGACTTATCCTTCTGCACTCCTTTGCTACCTTCTTTTGCAGGAGCATCCTCTAAAGATACTGTCAGGTCGCATGCATTATGTTTGTTGATTCTTATCTTGGGCAATCCTTTTGTTCCTCCATACTTGAGTAGATAGTTTACAACTAAAAACTTCTCGTTATGAGGAGGGTCTAATGTAGGAGGTGTCTTAATAGTAACCTTCCATCCATTGCCTCTGAACGCGGCAACAGCTTGTTCTGCAAACGTCAATTTACTATTCGCTTGGCGATTGTTACCATTCCTGTCATAGTATAGGTAGATGTGCTTCTTTGAGTGGGATGAGTAGTACTTAGCAAACTCTTCATCGATTAAGTCATCAATGATTTTTGGGCTCTTTACGTGAAAGGACTTTAAAAAATTCCAGTTGTTGTTATCCTCTTGAGAAACAACCATTGAATTAAATATTCCCCAATCCAACTCGACAATCAATGGTTTATTCTTCTTTAGATCATCGTCCTGAAGGCAATTAAAAGAAGTTTTCGAAGCATTGACCCCGACAGTCTCTAAATACGTATTGTTATAATTCTCGTAGTAATGAACGTCCGGGTTCAGTTGCGGATAGAAACTCTTTAAGTTTAGCTTGGGTCTAATATTTAAAATTTCTGCATTGTAATGCGTTATACTCGGTGAGTTCATCTGCATCCTACGAAACCAATCCTTAGAAAGGTTTCTAGCATTTGAAAAGGCATTTGCTTTGATAAAGGCCCAATCGTTGTGGTTTTTTATCTTAGATTGTAATCCTTTTTTCGCTTTGTCAATCTCTTTTTCTATATCAGTAAACCAACGACCCTTTTGTGTCATTGGAGTAGAAGAAGCAAATATTTCTGCATTTAAAAGTTTCGACTTGTTAAACCACACTTTCTTTGCTCTATTAGTGGTTTGTACATTGTTGAAAAGACGCTCCTGATCAAACAAGGCCGCCTCATCTCCAATAACGATGTAGGAATTCAAACCACGACCGCTATTAGGATTATCCAAAGAAACAAGAACCAATATAAATCCATTTCTGAAGTGAATTACGTTTTCCCATTTAGAAGGGCTTTGGTAGGGCATCTCAAACCCTAGTTTCTTTCCATGCCTACCAACGACATAATCTATACCCTCATAAAGACCGAACATCTCCAATCCTTCTTTTGTTGATGGTAATGTCCTTGAGAGCATTTGCATATAAGTTTGGCCGACTAATATTCCAGTAGCTCTAGGTAATTGATAAGCGGCTTCTTTCACCGCCCATCCTAAAATTGTTGATTTTCCAGAACCTCTGGACCATTCAAGATTTAGGTTTTTCTTTCCAATGGATAACGCTTCAACAACAGCTAATTGAGGTCCTGTTAAATTAACTACTCTCTTCTCCATCTTTACCTACTTCTGTATAAGCAATATCTTCTATTCCCGGATACGAGTTGAAGTCAAGAACTCCTTTGTTATCCAGTTGTTTTCTCAACTCTTTTTGAACGTCTCTTGGAGTTTTGATATGATACTCGTGCGCTTTCATTTTTCCGGGATCGATATCAGTATCATCAACATTGAAATCGAACAATTCACGATAACTATCCAATATTTTCTTAGCGAGTTCTATTTCTTTGTCCTGGAGGGCCATTTGATAAAGGTTGAAATAATGCTCTCTAAGAACCATTCGTTCTGCTCTCGCGTCTGTGTCATCGAGTTCTCCGTATATAAAGGTCATTTTGTTATACAACCTATAGGCAGTGGCTTGACTTACTTCAAATTCTTTCATAAGCATTTCAATCGCTTGAGAACGAGAGTACTTGTTTTTTAATCGAAGTGTAAATAAGTACCTGCACTTTTCTCTGGTGTCCATCTCTGTTGTAGTCAGATCAATGGAGTCATCAAGAAAAGAAGCTCTTATCTTTTGCAAAGAAGAATCTTTGTTGTATTTAACCATTTGATTCATATTGCTCTATCTGTTCAGGGTTTAAAACTTCTCCATTGCGCTTAATCTCAAAAGACAATCCATTATCTTTCATATAACTTATCCATCGCCTGATGATCACATCAACATATTTTGGGTCTAGTTCCATTCCAAAGCAGTTTCTCCATACCTGTTCGCATGCAATCAGAGTGGATCCACTCCCTAAAAACATATCGCCAACAATCTCTTTTTGCTTCGAACTATTTTTAATCAAGTAGATTAAAATTTCAATAGGTTTCATTGTTGGATGATCTGAGTTTCTGAAAGGTCTATTGAATTCTAAAACTGTAGTTTGTTTTCGGTCATTAAACCAACGATGTGAGGCGCCTTCTTTCCATCCGTATAAAATTGGTTCATGCTTCCATTGATAATCTTGGCGACCCATGGCCAGTGAGCTCTTGTTCCAGATTAAGCATTGAGATAACTTCCAACCGGATTCTTTAAAAGCATGTTGAAAATTAACTGATTCGTTTTGTGCATGAAATATATAAATTGAACTTCCTTTCTTTGACTTCAAAAAAGCCTCTTGGTAAAACAGGTAAAGAAAAGTGAAGAATTGATCGTCACCCATTTTATCGTTCTGGATCTTAAGTTTCTCTTTAGTCCCTCCTTCATAATTTACGTTGTACGGAGGATCCGTAATAATTAAATTGAACAGATGATCAAGAAGTAATTTTTCATAGTTTTCATTCAAGGTACTGTCCGCGCAGAATACTCTATGAGTAATATCCTTTTCAATACTTGAAAGCTCATACAAGTCGCCCTCTTGTGTAATAATTTCTTTTGCTGGAGTAGGGTCGAAGTCTTGTTCTTCTTCTTTCTTCAAGTTTTCAGGAACTAAATCCGGAAGTTTTAATTCTTCTACATTCAAACCAAGACCGCCTAAGTCAATATCAGCAAAATAAGTTTCTAAAAACTCAACGTTCCAATCACCTACAGGAACATTAGAAGTGATATTGTACTCTTTAAACTCCTGTGCTGTTAAGGGTCTGTTTGGAATTCTTACATCAATTTCTTCTTCTCCACGCCCAACTTCCATCAGGATTAATATTCTTTGATGGCCAGCTAAAATTTTATTATCTGTATTGATTGCCGGAATCTCAGCCAGATTGAATTTTTCTAAGCTCTTTTTGAGTTTTTCCTTTTTCTCGTCTGAAAGAGTCCGGGGATTATATTCATAAGGAATTAAATCTTTAACTTTCCTTTTTTCCGTGTACCATTCTAATGGAGCTATTACATCACTCATTTGTTAACTTTTTAAGCGTTTGTATATCAATTTCTATTTGGTTGAGTTCTTCAGTTTTTTGAGATATTTTCCCTTTTAGCTTTGAAGCTTTAATCTTGTCTTTGCATTCATCTAATTGAACTTGCCATTTACCGATTGTTCCTTTTCGCTTACTTCTTCTTTGATAGAGCAACTGTAGTTTCTTAATTTGCTCTTTGTAGCTAAGAGAAGTGTAATCGTTGGGAGATGGAAGCAGTTTTTTATGCTCAAGGAAATAATCGATCTCTTTCCAAACTTGATCTATAAAAGTGTTCAGTTTCATTATTTCTAAAATCAAATCAAGAGCCTCACTTTCTTTTTCTGCAGGCAGATCATTCAGTTTGTACTTTAACTCACAGTATTGGTAAAAAGCATTGTTTTTTTGAACATATTTTTCTCTCAAATATGGGTCCGGTAACATTGACATTGTTACCCTTTTATTAGAACTGATCACAGCGTTTTGAATCTGCTGTTCTTTTATAGATGTGACCGGAGGCAATACCTCTTTTTGAATAATGGTTTGAACCGGACTTTGAACGATTATGTTTATACTGGACTTTCTATACTTGGTGAGTTCGTATTTTAGAGTAGCTCTATTCTTCGGATTGTTTCCTCTTTGTAAACGTGAAAGTATATTCTTGCTGCTTTTAGGAAGAGAAGCATACAAGGCAACCCCTGTAAAGTAATCTTTGTCTTTAAACCATTCATCTATATTCATGGTTTAAAAATGGAAAGTGTAACGTTTTGGAAAAAGGACAACAAAAAAGCACGCCTTTCAGCGCGCTTTCAGTTAACATAAAATTTACAACAATTACTCCAGTTGCTTTAAAAAAGATTCAACTGCAGCTTTTACTTTTGTACTCTCTGGTTTTGCTTTGGCTAAAATTTCCACATCTTCTTTTCGTGTGGCCTTGGAGATCAAAAACAAAATAGTTTCTACTTTTTCGCTTTTAAACAACTCTTCTGCACCATCCTTAAGACCTAAATAAGGAAAGTTTACATCTTTGTAGCATTCAATAGCTTTTTCTTCCGTCAAAGCTTTTGTTAAGTCCACTCGACCAAGTCTAGGATTTAAGTAAGCTCTAGGAATACCCAACACCTCAAAATTTTTCATCTGAGGTGCTGAGTTTTTTGGTTTGTTTTCTGTGCTACTCATTATGCAGGAAAGGTTAGGTTCCCGGTATATACAGGAGCAGGTTTTTTAGAAGTTTGATAGATTGCACATTGCCAACCGTTATCATCTTCTGGACCTTTTCCTGAAGTACCAGCTACAGATTCGAAATAAGCAGGTAAATCTTTACTGCCTATTAAACGCATCCTCCCTGACTTTTCTTTAACAACGTAAACTCCGGGAACGTTGGCATATTCACCCATAAATCCTATATTTCTGGCACTAGTGTCAGATAAGAAATATTCGAACATGCTTTTGAACTTACGATTTCCTACATTTCCAACCATATCATCTTTTACTTCTCCGGTTTCAGCTTGGATATCCAGCTTAATAAAACCTTTACCTGCGTTAAAAGTGATGTCAGTAGAAATGGTAGCAAAATCTTCTAAGGTTGTTGCTGCTGTTCCGGATACGGGTAATGCCGGAAAATCGGAAATATGTGAAGCCACAGCAAAATAAACTTCACACTCCATAACACCTGCGGTAGTTTCTAAATTTACCGCCTGTGATATATCTTCTAATGGGATGTTTTCAAAAATTCCACTCATGATGATCTAATTTAATCGTTCAATGTACATACTATTACCATACACAAGCATCTCCATTGCATCTGCATCTTTCAACCACTCTGCTTGCGACTTAATCACTCCATTAAATCTGAATTTTTCTGGAGTTCTTTTTGTGAAACCATACTTTTGACCGTTTTCATCTTCAAAAAAAGGTTTGTCTTCAGGTTTAGTTTCAGTGTTTTCACCTCCGTTATCATTAGAATCTCCTGTTTGAGTTCCTGCTGATGGAGTTCCTGAAGAATTTCCGTCTCCAGGAGGGTTATTGGAATCAGATCCAGCAGCCTCTAAAGCTTTTTCAGCTTCAGAAACTGCCGATCTTAAATCGTTCCAGCTTAATTTTTCAGCATCTTTGATGCCTAATTTTTCAGCCCTTTTTAAGTAATCTGCTTTGTTCGCCATGACTAAGGTTTTATGGTACTACAGGTAAACCAAGTTCACTAGGGTAGTATAGACGCATCTTAGCATCGTCACCTAAACCTCTCACATTGTCTGTGAAGTTAGCGGTACATACAGCTTGATTGATTAAGAAATCATATCCTTTCCAGAACTCCATGAATAACTTCACTTTGTAATCTGCAACTTGCACATCTGTAAAAGTTGTAGGATTGTCGATCACATCAACCAAGTTCAATAAGTTTCCATCAACTGTAGCATACAATACATCGTCTGCTACATCATGTCCTACTAAAGAACGTTTTGCCGACTTCAATGGACATTTCACCAAGTCAGAGTCTTTGTAAGTAGGATAGTGTCCGTACTTATCGAAGTAAGCAACTTCGTAACGCTCTACGTTGTTGTGACTTGTATGAATTGTTTTGATTTTCTTCTTGAAACGTTTTGGTAAACCTCTCTCGAAAGCCAAAAGAACATCAATGATGTTATCATCTGCAACAGCATTGTAGTAGATTTGTTGTAAACCATCCATTGAATATCCGAATGCTCCGTGAGCTTTCGCTTGATCGTATTCACCGATGTTAGATAAAATCTCAACATCTTCTTGAACTTGGATCAATAACCATTCAACGATTTTCTTAGCGATTTCCTTGTCAGTAGGTTTTTTGTCTTCTTCATACCAATCTGCTAAGAAGGTAGATAAAACATCTGCAGGAACGAAACCAAAGTTAACTTTTTGGTGAAAGTTCTTCAACTCTTTTTCCTTAACAGCGTATTCACCTAATTCTTGCCATTGAGAAGCAAAACCCTGTACAACGTGACTCATAATAGAGTGCATCACTTGATAGGATCCTTTGATTTTCGTTACTTTTTTAGCATAAGCATCTAAAGAAGTAGATGTGGCTCTTGCAAAATCTGCTTTAGAGACATCTTTTCGAATTACTGTGTGCTTTTTTAAAGCATCAGCGACTAAATTAATGTTAATTCCTGCCATGATTTATTTAAATTAATTGGTCCATAATTGCTGTAGAGTTGTCATCTACATCGTCATTACGATCTCCTTCTGTTTTAGAAGAAGTTGGTTTTTCTCCGGGTTGATTACCGTATTCTTTTACTTTTTCTCCTAACATCTTAATAGAAGCCTCTGGAGTATCCTTAGCGTCTAAAGATGCAGTAGTTAAAGATTCAGTTAAAGCATCGTTCAATGCTTTGTTGTTTGTTTCTGCTGTATCAAGTTTCCCTTGAACTGTGTTCAATTTAGAATCATGATCAGCAAGCGCACTTTCCAAAGTCTGCAATTGTTCAGTATCTAGGAAAGCACCTTTTTTGCCACTCAAAATTTTAGAAGACAGTTTTAAACCGCCTTCAATATTTAAGGTAGCAGAAATTTGTTCAAAAGTGGTTTCTTGACCTGCCATATCTATATGATTTTGATTATTATTAGATCCAGAGTTGTCTGGATTTTGGTTTGATTTTGGAGCAGGAGTTGGTTCTCCTGCAGGTTCTTCAGAAAAATTCATCTTAACGTAATGATCAAATACCTCTTTAACGGTCATGTTCTCCACGTTCTCAGGAGTTCCTTCCGTTTTTTTAGCGTTGAGTTCATCAAAAAAGCCTTCTTCTTTGGCTTCTTTTCCGGTGAAGTAATTGTCTTTATAGTTTAAGTACTTCTCTGCAACGTCTTCTTCAGAAACGTTTAACTTTTCCTCAATGATAGAACCTAAAGATTTGTCGTATTTATCTAACACTTCGGCTTCCTCTCTGATTTCTTTGGCATTTCCAAAGAAAAAAGTACTTGCATTATGCACCATAAATAAAGAATTGCTATAACCGTAAACTTTTTTACCAGCTAAAGCAATTAAGGCAGCCATTGAATAAGCAATCCCATCTACATAAGTGTAAATGGTTTTTGAAGAGTTCTTTATGGTGTTATAAATTGGAAGGCCATCGTGAACGTTCCCTCCTGGAGAATTAATCCTGATATGGATGACATCAGCTTCAGATTCTACCTGTTTAAATTCTTCTACAAACTTGTCGGATGTATTGATAAAAGAATACGAATCCCAATCAAAACCACCAATAACACCATAGATATATATGGTAGCTTCCTTTTTAGATTCGTTTTTTACAATGTTATAAAAACCTTTGTACTTCTTGTTCTTCAAAATGTAGTTATTAGATTGAACATCTTACAAGGACAAGATTATAAATAGCTTAGTCCTTAAAAAAGGACATTAATTTTCAAGCTATTTATATTTTAAAAGGTTGATTATAAGTCGCTAGCCAAATCCAATCCTAAGAATGGTTTGAAATTGAAATCGGAAAGTGTCATTTCTTTTCGCTCATTGGTTGTGTCACCATTCAATGTGATTTCAAAACCGAAATCTCCATCGGGTTTTGTTGGATTCAACTCTTTGTAAGAAAAAGTTAAAGGTTCATCAGAATTATTATAAATAAAGACACGTTCATCATGAAGCACTAAAGCAAGAACAACCTTTTCATGTAAGTGTATCTTTAATTGATTGTTAAACTCTTTTGTTGAATCTGTACCTATAAGTGTAATTTTATTTTTGTAATAAGGTCCGGATTTATTTACCGCAGAAGAAACACTTACTTTTGTGGTTTCCGGTATTGCTGTGATCACCATTGCAGATTCGTCTGGAGTAATTGAATGACTTAAATTTTTCAAACTTTCTGTTCGTCCAAAAATCACATTTTCCAATAAGTAAATGTGCGCTTCTTTTACATTTTTGATCTTTTCGGTAGTGTTGTGAAATTGCATCTTAAGTAGTTTTAGGGACAAATCCGTCAAAACTAGGGGACAAATCCGTCAAATTATTTTTAAGTAATTGATTTCCAATGTTTTCGATTGTTGTTTTAGCATAATTCTTCTTTCTTTTATAATCTCGGTACAAAGAATCGTAGTCAATATCGTCTTGAGTGATGTTCATTTCTACTAAAAACTGGACCATAGATTTTCTTGCGAAGTTTTCATCAAGCTTTCTATTTAGGTCCATGTGGTTATATAGCTGTCTTCTAAAAATATCATCTACAGCTTTATTGAAGGCGATCACTTGGTCCCAAACAATCACTTTACCTAAACGCTTAAGTTGATCATCTTTGAATGCTACTTCAAAGGAAGCTTCCCCTTTTTTCACCACATCAGTTCGAAAACCTCTCTTCATCAAACCACAAATTAATGGACCGATAAAATCATTATAAGATAGGGTGTAGGGTTCTGGAAAGTAATAGACTAAAAACTTTTTGACATGCTTGGCAACAGGAATTTTCTTCTTAGTGATTCTCTTCATTACAATTAACCATATTTACAAAGGTACTACAATACTGAATTATAGGTAAAAATATACGAATAA